CACCACCACCACCACCTTCTTTGTCACCTTTATCATCACCCCCAAGTGCGGCGATAAGTTCATCGTGTCGTACTTCTTCTGCTCTTGCTTCTTCCCCTGCTTCTTCTTTTCCATCATCATCAGCCATCGTATCAAGAAGGTCGTGAAGATAGCCTGGACTTCTAACACCCAAACCATCAATGATGTTTTGATTCATTTCACGGAGAACATCAGTTTGTGCATTTAATTGAGCAGACTCAACATCACCCTCAGATATTTCATCACCATAATAATCAACCCCACCAGACATCTGTGCAAGTTTTGCTTGATAATTATCAGATTCATTTACTGCATCTTGCTGTTGTGCTTGCTCTACTCTACCTGTGGTAATTGCGGTTGCTTCTTTTCTTTCTCTTCGTCTGCGAATTAAAGAACCCGCAAATTTACCCATAATACCACCACCAAGAACATTTTCTGCCATCTTATCTAAAGATGGCAAGGTATCCATTATAGCACCTTTAAGTATTCCTTGGGCACTCGCTATAGATTCCATTCCATTTTGAACGGTATCTGTCATATATTCAAGACGAGCCTTTTCGTCATCATTTAAATTAGACGAAGCATCACGAATTGCAAGCATTTCACTGCGAATCTTTGTTGCTTGTTCTTGGTCGGCACTCATCAATTCATTTGATAGTTCCAACAATCTAGTTTCTAATGATTTTGCAACTTCACTTACAGGTTCTTTGAATGCATCAATACCGTCTCGCATCGAACGAATATTATTCTCTGCAAAGGTATTGATGTCATAGGACACTCTATCTGCCCATTTTTGAGTTGCTCTAAATGATGAATTTAAAGATTTGGAAAATCCACTCAAAGAATCTCTACGAGAATCCATAAAGTTCTCAAGAGATTTGGTCATCCCCATCGCTGACTGAGCAACCTTCTCTAATGAACTAACAGAAAACCCTCTAAAAATATTTTGAAGGTCTGTTGCGGCATCATCGAACTTTGATAATCCCTTATCAAACTTCTTTATAATGTTATCCATTCTTTTTTCGTCAGCCATTTATTTTCCTATCGCCTTTGTGATTGTTCTTTCTGAATCCTTGCGTTTTCCTCTTCGACATAATTATTCAAAAGCATCACATATAAATCCCTCTCCCAAGGCATCATTTCTTCTACCTCACTCAAACTCCACCCATGATGTTGCATCATTGCGAAGTTCGTTTTTATCATATTAGTTAGGTTGTTGTGAGAGAGGCAGAGTCGAAAAAATCCTGTAGTCCTGTTAGTTTAATTTTGTTTTTCTTCTTACACTTCGGGCAAGTAAATTTAATTTCGTGTTGTACTTTTGGCATATTCTCAAAGAATGTAGAAATCTTCTTGAATTGTTCTTGAGGTAACGAATCAATAAATTCATCAATTTCATTCCTATCAAAATCATTATAGACTTGTTCTTCGTCATAAATGGAATCAATGCATCGTGTAATAGTATCAAATATAAATTCTGGACTAGATTCTTCGCCAGGTTTCACATCTTTCATTAAATCTAATGTTGGATATTTCATAACCACACCAACATCACTTGTTAGTTGGATTTTAAATTCTTGTTTCTCTTCTGGAAATATAACACCAACATCTTTAAGGTCAACCTTTGCATTGAATCCTTCATTACATCCACCACATTTAAGATTTACATTGACAATATCATCAATAGACTTGATTCTTAATTGTAGGAATAGATATTCAATGTCGAACATTGGAAGGTTATCTACATCAACCTTTCCATCGGTGCAGTTTCCTATGATTTGTTTCATTACATTAGAAACATCTGCTTGTTTACCACTCTCCATTGCCATAAGAAGAAGTTTCTCTTCTTTAACCAAGAATGGTCTATATTTAATTTTCTTCCCTGTTGAGGGCAACTCCATATCATAGAACGGAGTGTTGATTTTCGGTAACGCCATAATAATCTCCTATTATTTAAAGTTCATCTGCGGGAATTTCTTCCCATTTGCGATATGCAAATTCCACAGTTTGTTTGTTATATGTATCTCTTGTTTCGTATCCCAATTCTATGGAACTAATACTTTTGGGATACACTTCTTGAATTCTCACACCATAAATTGGTTTAATTTTCGGTTGTTCTTGTTGTTGTGCGGGCGGTGGTGCTTGAGTTACTGCTTGTTGGGATGGATACTGATAAATCTCAATGTCAGAAATATAGTTATCATAATAATCAAAGTCACCTGTTTTTGTTTTGTATATGATGTCTTGCCAAGCAGTGAATAATTTTCGTAACCACATCTCTGAATCTAATCTAAAAGTCAGAGTCAAATCACCAGAAAATAATCGTTCATATACTGTTTCTCTTACTGGACCATTTATTCTATATGGTTGAGTAGATAAACCTGTTCCAGGCAATGACGCAACTTCACAATTCATCGTTATCAATCTTTTACCGTTAGCACCCGCACCACCTGGTCCTGTACCAAATGGTATTTGTACTGTGTTTGACGGTGAAGAACCCAATTGCTGTGCGGCCGCTTCATACCCCCTACCCATAATAACCACCTCATATAGAGTTGGTTTAACTATCCCACCTCTGAGGTTGGACATCATATCATTTACATTGTTTTTAATTCTTGGTGCTGTCATTTATGATAGTTCTTCTCTTATTGTCTGTTTCCAAATCCTTTTCTTACCCCGTTTCTTGAATCGTTCTACTGGTAAATTGATTGCAATTGGCCAGTCGGGTGCTGATATATTTATAAGATTTCCTTGAATTTTATTGATTTTATATCTACGAAAACAGGATTTGAATATTTTCCACTTCTTATCTCGTTTCATTTTTTCATATGGTAGGATGATACGAGTACCTTTGGTTAGTTTACCGTTATTGGTATATCTCATTAACTCTAAAAACATTGATAGTCTTCTTTTTGGTGGAATATAATGAAAATTGATACCGAATATAGTATCGCCTTTTCTGTGCATTAATAGTATTAGTGGAAATGAATCATAAAAAGGTAATGTGGCCTTGTATTCTGGTTCATTGTAAAAGAAAAAATACAGATTACCTAACAAAAACCTATTTGCTATTCTTGAAGGGTCTGTTATAATTTGCTGTCTAATTTGGTTACGGTCACTACTTTTAATTTTTTCATTTACTATGTTCCGAAACCACTTATAATTTTCTACACTATTATTAATACCAGAATTGATTCTTTTTCTTATATCATGAAAAGCATCAAATATGCTTGCTTTCTCGAATATTTTACTTTTAGCCATTTTTATTTCCTGCGAATAGTGTGTCTTCTGTTATGATTTGAAATTTCCACCCCCTGTTCTCCGCATATTCTTTTGCGGCATCCCATTTGGCAGAGTTGATTGCCCAAGTCTTTACTTCATTGATAAATCTTTTAGTTTTCCGTGAAGGTTTGTCTGGTGGTTGGCATTGCTTCTTTGGTTTAATTTCAATTAATCGAGTTTCATTATGACCATTCTTATTTTTGGTTTTGATAAGAAAATCTACAAAATATCTATGCATTCTACCATCAATAGGTGATTTATATGGTATAAATAATTCCTCAGAACCCCATTCAACAATAGCATCTTTGATATCACAAAAAACCATGAACCTGCGTTCCCACAAAGACCTATAAATAATGTTAGTGGGGTCACCCATGTATTTATGAGGATTTTTAGGTCGAAATTTTCCTTTGTAAGACATACATAATATGTAGCAGAACTTTAGCAGGAGAAATGAATGGCAACCAATTTAATCAAATTCCCGTTAGACTTAGATGAAAATCCAGAAAATCATCACTATATGGTCTTTAGAATTTATTCAAACTCATCCGCATCGTTGTCGGGTAGTAAGAAATCATCAGGAATTTCTTCCCGACCGAATGCAGAAGATGCATTGTTATCTAAATTAGATAATACCAGAGGACAACAACCAGAATATAAAGGCGCCGCTGAACAAAGTAATGATAATTTACTTGAAGAAGTTGGTGGTGCGTTTGGTAGTGCAGGGGAAGCGGCAAAGGAAGGCGTAAAGTCAGTATTTTCAGATACAACCTATAGTCCTGCAAAGAAAATCAATCAAGATGCAATATATCTCCCATTCCCACAAACAATTAATATGAGTGATGGGTGGGATTGGGAATCGGTGTCTTTTCAGTCATCTGCTTTGGGTGAATTATTAAAAGGCAATGTAGATGAGGCAGCAACAAAAGCAGTAAGTGGGGTCATGGGTAGTGTTTCAAAATTGGCAGGTAATGAAAATGCCGATAGGTTAATAATGCACAAACAACGAAAAGCAGTAAACCCCAGAAAAGAATCTTTGTTCAATGAACCCGATATGAGAACATTTTCTTTTGAGTTTGACTTTGCTCCACGAAATCAAAAAGAAACAGATACCGCACAACAAATTATACAACTCTTTAAATATCACGCATCGCCAGAATTATATGATGGTGATAATGCTTTGTATAATTACCCATCAGAATTTCAAATTTATTTTGTATCGAATGGAAAAGAAAATAAATATATTGGTAAAATTGACAGGTGTGCTATGACTAGTTGTAGTGTAAACTACACAGGTGCGAATATATGGTCAGCATTCTCGGAGAATGGCGCACCAACACATCTTAAACTTACAGTTGAACTTACAGAGTTGTCACTTCAATCCAGAAACAACTTGAAACGAATGGACGGTGAATGATGGCATTTTTTGATAAATTCCCATTAACAAGATATGATATTGACAAGAGTGGTAACACTACAATTTCTGTTGATATTCTTAAAAGAATAAATTTTCGTGAAAGTGTTAGAAACGAATCTCATTATTATCAAAATTATACAATAGAAGATGGAGAAACTCCAGAAATTGTTTCTTTTAAGTTTTATGGTGAATCGGGATTGCATTGGATATTGTTATTGCTAAATGAAACCATAGACCCATATTTTCAATGGCCATTAAGTAACGATTCTCTTGAAAATTTTAATAAAAAGAAATATGAAGGCCAAGCATTTTATTTTAGTGGTGATGATTTATACTTTGATAAAAACACAGAGGTATATGTAAGCAGTAGAAGTGGAACGAAACATAAAGAAATTCGAGGTCTTGTAAAAGAATGGGACGCAACTTACAGAAAATTAGTTCTCTATAATACAGAAGGAACTTTTCTTGTGGGTGATACTGTATCAGGTACATCGTCTGTCGGAACTATTAGCAGATTGGTTGATATACATTCGCAAGCAGTGCATCACTTTAAAGATAATAATGGTGATACAATTAACCCATTAGGTACTCCACCAAACGATGATGGTATTCAAGTAGTTGTTGGTCAGACAGGTGATTCTCCTTACGATGTTACTGCGGCGACATTTGGTAATAGTGTTCTTTGGTCTTATGTTACAAGTAATGATGAAAGTATAACAACTCATTCTGTAGTAACCAATCAAACATATGAAAATGATTTAAACGAATCAAAAAGAAGCATCAAGGTATTACAAAGAAATCTATTGGATGGTATAATAAATGATTTTGAAAAGGTTATTAAATAATGGGTGAAGATGTCAGAAAAATAGGTGTTGCACGGTTCGACCAAGCAAATCCAATACAAACTGCCAGAGATGAGTATGCGGGTGATAATGATTATCAATTAGATTCGATTAAAATTATTTCTGCATCTGGTGCCGACATAGACATTTCTAATGTGTTTATTGGTGCATCAATATATGAAGATATATTTTCAAATACTATGTCGGCGGCCGTAAGTTTTCAAGATACAAACAACCTTGTCAAACATCTTCCTATTATTGGTCAACAAGAAAAATTAGAGATTATTTTTAAAATACCAGGCGAGAGTAATGTCACATATAATTTTGATATATTCAGAGTTTCAGTAAGGACACTTTCAACGGTTGGAAAAAAGCAATCGGTTACACTTAATGCGGTATCAACAGAGCAATTTAAAAATATACACACAAAAGTCAGCAAATCATATTATGCACCAATACACGAAACCATTAAAAACATATATGATGAATTTTTAAGTGGTGACAAAAAATTAGATATTCAGGTTGATACAGATTCTGAAAAGAGAAAATTTATTATACCAAATTGGCATCCCCTCGATGCTATTGATTGGTTGAAGCAACGAGCAATACCTTCCGATAATCCAGATGCTTGTCATTATCTTTTTTATGAAGATAGGGATGGATTTAAATTTACGACAATTGAAAAATTGTTTGAAGTAAAGAAACCAAAGATGGAATATTTCTATATGCCAAGAAGATATAGAGATACAAATACAAGATTTCGTGACCCCGGCTATGAATTCCGAAATATTCAAAGATTAATCATTGAAGAACCAGGCGACCGATTGGAAGAAAATATCAGGGGAATGTACGGTTCTAAAATTCTAACACACGACATTGTTAGAAAGAAATACAAATTTACAGAATATAGTATGAAAAATGAATATAAAAAAACCGACCATGTCGAAAAAGAATATCCTATCGCAGAAAAAATAGATAAATTTAGTGATAACCCCGATACATATTTTGCACTTCAACCCATTCATAAGAATTTAAATATGGAAAATGATAGGGGCGGAGATACCGTTGAACAAAATGAAAAATATTCAAAATGGTTACTAAAAAGAAAATCATTACTACGACAAATTGGTTCTCAAGTTGTAAATGTTCATATTTCTGGTGATTCACGAAGAAAATGTGGGGATGTGGTATTGTTGCAAGTGACTCCATTGGAGCCTGGTACAATAGAAGACCATAACATAGATAAATATATTTCAGGGAAGTATCTTGTGACTTCCATTAAACACAACTTAACACCTGATGGATATTGGATGGATATGGAACTAGGTAAAGATTCCGTACAAGAACCATATCCAGAGGAGTCCAATTTCTTGAAAGAAGAAGGTTAAATAAATGGCACTAAATTTTAATCAATTTAACGAAATAACTGAGGGGTTACACCTACTCAATGAAAAACAAATCATTGTAGGTGGTGGTGCTAATTACGGTCAGATTGTGTTTTTAGTTGGCGGTGCAGGTAGTGGTAAGGGATTCGCATTAAAACATTTCTTACAAGGAACTAAGTTCAAGGTTCGTGATGTTGATGCTTGGAAAGCCGCATTCTTGAAACTTGCCGCTCTTAAACAAAAATATCCCGAACTTCGTATACTGGATATGAATGTTCCTGACGATGTTACAACACTTCACAAATGGATAAAAAAGAAAGGCATCAAAGATAAAACTCTTGATGCTTTGTTGTCGCAAGTAAAGGTTGGAAAAGCACCAAATATTATTTTCGATATTTCATACAAAGAAAAAAATGATATCGATGCAATTCTCCCTTCATTAATAGAGGCTGGATACAATCCAATAAATGTTCATGTTATTTGGGTATTGACCAATTATGGTATTGCAGTAATGCAAAATCGTGACCCAAAAAGAGGAAGAGTTGTATCAGACCAAGTTATGTTAGATACACACGAAGGTGCATCAAACAATATGTGGCAAATGTTAAACAGTGGGACACCTTCTGGTATTGATGGTTCAGTTCATATTATTCTTGGTGGTAAAGACCACACNGTATTCTTTAAGGATGCANATGGAGAACCANTGGATGGTTCACAAAAAAGTAAATACGGTACGGACAGAATCGTTATTAAAGATTTCAAATATCTCACACTCAAAGAACCAGGCAAAGAAATGACAAGTGATGCAGATTTGAGAGGACAGGCTATGGATTGGATAGTATCAAATGTACCAAGAACCTTAAAGAATAAAGGTATATTCCAATCGGATGTTTCAGTTACCGAAGCAACAAATATCATCTTACCGCAAATTTATTGTGATATGGACCAAGTGCTTGTAAATTTTCTTGATGGGGCAGAACAAGTTTTGGGCGTTCCATATACAGACAAAGATTTTTGGAATGATACAACAGATGATAAAAAAGAATTACTTACTAAAAAATCACCAAGATTATTCAGTAAATTAAATTGGATGGAT